GGTGATCCAGATGACGTAATCGGACAACTTGTTACATCTTTCGAAACACCTGTCACATTTAACCAAAACATCACCATTGTTGGTGGACCAGAAGGAGATTTAGTCAGTAACTTTAATGCTCCTATTACTCTTACTGTTCTCGATGGACTCCAGCAAGATGGTGGTCAGTTAAAACAGCAAGGTCTTCCACTAATTATTAAGTCTTTTGTTGCGGAAACTGATTATTTTGGTACTGCACAAGACTATTCTACTTTAGATAGATCTAGTTTCGCACTTGCTGCAAACGGTATTGATAACACTGGTGATATTCGTATTGGTAAGAACAGAGTTGATGCTGCTATTTTTGGATTTAATTCAAGAGGTGGTGGTCAGAACTATAAAATTCAGACTCATGCTCCAAGTGGTGTTGCTTCTAATATTTCGCCAAATCAAGATGTATTAATTGCTGATGGTGGATCTAGAATTAACGAGTCTCAACTTGTAAAATATAGTACTTTACTTCCAGATACTGGAGATGTCTTACTTAAGGGAGGTTCTATTGGAAAGAATGGATCTCTTGGATGGATATTCTCAAACATTTATACCAATATTAGTAACACTGTAATTTCTTCTTTAGAAGTTATTGTTGATCAAAGTGTTAATATTGGTATTCTTACTTTCCTTAATGACACTGGAGCAGTTAAGATTGGTCCAGAAGGAATTGGAATTAAATCAGGATCTGAGATTAGACTTTCTAATATTAATTACAATGGGTTATTAAATGGAACATGGAAAGTTCTTAATACAACTGAGTATCCATATGATCCTGAGGATAACGTAGTTTATTTCCAGATTACCCCAAAATCTGGAAATACAATGTCCGCGTTCAACATTGGATGGGATGAAACTCCTAATGGTACTGGACTTGTTGATTTTGCTAATAGTCCATCTCCAAATGCTTCTGTTTCTTTCTCCACATCTAACTGGAAAGAAGTTGGTGTTATTGGTGGTGAAGCAATCAGAACCGAAACCGAATCTTATGGTAACTTCAAGTTAGGTATTAACACAATCGCAAGAGCATCTCATAGTGCATACACTAATGCATTTGTTGAGACTCAGAATACTGATCCTCGTGCAAACCTAGATGTAGTCGGTAACGCATACATTAGCGGTCGTACAATGGGCGACTGGTTAGATGAAGACAACTACAATGATCGTGAGAGAACTAGAATCTCTGATGCATTTGTTGTTGGTTGGAACGATGAAGCTTCACCTAACCCTAACAGCGATAACATCGATGCTGTTGTCGCTGCATTCCGTATCTCAACTATTAACTCTGCAATTCTAGAGTCTGGTAGAGGAGACAATGAGAATAAGGTTGGTATTAACATCACCAACGCAGAACTAGACAGAGCACTTGTAGTCAAGGGCGACGCTAGATTCACTGAAGATGTACGCTTTGAGCGTGATATTGAAATTCATGGTGATGGTACACTGACTGAGGTAAGAACTGACACCACAACTGGAACATTCAACCTCATCACGGATACTAACTTCACTGGCACTCTGAATATTGCTAACTCTGCTAGCGTACTCAACTTTGTCAATATTGCTACCATGATCGAGATTGGCAATGATGCTGCCGATACTCAATCCATTTACCTAGGTAATGATGTTGCAAGTGATCAGTTCTTCTACTTTGGCAATGGTTCTGAGCATAGTAACATCTGGATTGGCAATACTGCTGACAGTGCTACTGTTGCTGCTGATGGATCTGTAGCAACTCCTGGTGCTGGTATTAGCAAGATAGTAATTGGTGGTGCTTTTGGTAATACCAACGAAGATCTCTCTTATGTGAAAATTGGATCACAAAATCTTCGTGTTGATGGTGATCAGTGGTTAGGATTCCGTCGTCAGGGTGGTACTGCCAGCCTCAGATCTCAAGCAGCTTTCATCAACTTCTTCTCCAACTCTGGTGGTCCTTCGACTATTAACTTCGGTCTCAATGCTTCCGAAGTCAATATTGCTGGTCAGGGTGGAACAACTACTATCAATAACAAACTGAATGTTATTGCTTCTGCTCAGTTCAATACAAACATTTTACTTTGTGGTGGTCTTACATCCTTCAGTTTCACTGGTAGTAGAGCACAATTGGGTTCGACCATTTCTGAACATCAAGATGGTGTAGAATCAGACGGAACATTTACTAAAAACGTTGATATTCTTAATGTTTTGGTTCTTGCTTCTACTGATGACGGATATAACCAAGTTGATACTGCAGCGAGTGGACCTTGGGGTGGATCTGGTGATCAACAAGCAATTCTCGATATTCCTGGAACCGCTGAACCTCTAGAATTGCCAGCAATCACTGCAGATGATGAATATTATTTGCCACTGAAATATTCTCCAAATAAATCAACTGGCGAGAATTATCTATCAACAAATGATTATCTAATTATTGATAGTCCAATTGTTGGATCTACTGGTCACCCAGAGATTGTACAAATTGTTGAGGTTATGAGAGCAAATGTTGCTCCATATTATGTAAGAGTCAAGCGTCAACCATTTGGAGACTTTGGTGGAGTTCTTGAAAATCATCCTGATACAACACCAATTTACAAGGTCAATGTTCAGTTTGATGCTACTTGGTTGGAACTTCCTGCCGATGGATCGGGAACCATTGATAATTTCTATCTTGCTGAATTTGGTGGAAAACTTAATACCACAGACTACATCATTCTAAGTAGAAATGATGATACTGGAACTCCAGAATACATCAAAGTAGATACTCCAATCAATCAAACAAACATCACATTTAGAATTAATGATGGTAATGATTGTCAGGATACTGATGGTGATGTATTTACTGTAGATTCTACTAATGGGGATACTTACATTGGCGGATCACTTACTTTAAATTCTTCCTTCAATATAAATGGTGATTGTGGAACAATCAAGCTTAAGACAATAAGTGGTGAAGTAGAACCAGGAGATGGTCTTAACAATCTATCTGGAAATGCATATTATATTCAAGGTATTTCTGATGATGATATCGCAAAAGTATCAATTGGAGATACTGTAAAGATAACCACAACAAATCCTCAGAATAGTTTACTATATTTCCCATATTCTAAAGTTGCGGAAATTGATAACAATGGATCAGAAAATGACAATGCTCTAAAACTAACAGTTCCTGTTGATGTTTCTGCAGCAGAAACTCTTAATTTTGCTCTCATGCAAAATGAGACTTTTGTCATTGACAATGGCAAAGATCAAAATACTTTGCATTTTGATACTTGTACTGCTGAACTTGAAATTGGTAATCAGTACAGAAGAATGGATGTCTCCAGAGTTCTTCCTTCTACGGAAGATCCTGATGATACAGTATCAAGATACAGTTCTATCAAGGATAGAATTAGAGTCTATGCATATATGCAAGATCCTAAGACCATTCAAGATACTGGTCCTAACACTACCTTGAGTGCTGCAGCATCTACTGGAACTGTTACTGGATCTGTATACTTGACAGTTTCTTCTCTTGGTGAAGATGATGGCGCATTTGCTGTTGATGATTTGGTAATTGTTGGTGATTCATCGGATATTGCATCTAAGGGATTAGATGGTGCTAAATGGGAAATCATGAAGATTGCTTCTATTGATGCTCCAAATAATATTCTTAGATGTCTCCCAGGTCAAGAAGGAACAACTGCAAATGCTCTTACAGACTACCCAGCAGATTCAACTCAAGTTCTGAGAATTCTCAAGCATCCAGAAACCTCTGGAATTTATGATATTCAAGAGAGAACCAGAAGTGGAGTACCTTTTGTATCACTAATTCTTGAAAAGGGTTATATTGCTCAAACAATTCAAGACTACTATCAGTTCTTGAGATTCTATGATACTGATCCTAGTGGTACTATCGATGAGATGTACTATTTGAATAGTAATCTGTATGGAAAATATCATGAAGTCTCGATGAATGAGCAATATGATATTGGTCAAATTGATAAATTCTCACAAAGAATTGGTAATCTCCGTTTAAATAACGATCTGGAGATGATTGGTGGCGAACTTCTCATTTATGATTCTACTAGAAAAACAGAACTTCTAAGATTCAAGAATGATGGTGGTCACGCAGATCACCAAGGTGAACTGAAATTTGATGCGGCGGTGACTGGCAGAGGAACCATCGTTATGTATGGTACTGTATGTCCCGAGAACATTAACTCCACCACATGTACACCAACATTATCTTTAAATAATGAAGGAGCTCTTACTGTTCTTCAGAAGATTACTATTACTGGTGAGTCTATTGTAAACCCAGGAACTACTCCTATATTGTCAGTTGGAAACTTGGGTGTTAATGGATCTGCTGAATTCAATGTAAATCATAACTCTTCTATTGATTCGTTTGGATATTCCAATTTCTATACTAGAACTGGTGGTAGACACAGTAGATATATTGCATCTGGTACTGATGAAGAAAATAAATTCCTAAAACCCAACATCAATTACTTTGTAAATGTTTCTGCTGGTGATACTTTTGTTGTTTACCTACCAGAATCTCCAATTACTGGAGACACTGTTACCATTATCGAAGTTGGTGGAAATCTAACTTACAATACATCTCTTGTTGTTAGAGCACAGGGAACAGGAGTTTCCGTTCAAGGTGACACTACTGGAACTACTTTAGGTGGATTAGCTTCTGCTTACGGTTCAGGTGAATTGGTTGTACAAACAGCAAATGCTTCGTTCACCTTGATTTATCTTGGTAGTAACGATTCTACTGGAGCAGTTGTTGGATCTGGACAGGGTTGGTGGCTCAAGGAGGTCTGATAAATGGCAAACTACAACAGAATCAAAACAAGTAAAAATGTTCCAATTGGAACGATTATGATTTGGGGTGGTGGGTCGAAATCGGGAGATAATCTTGAAAACGTTCCCAAGGGTTGGATTATTTGCAATCAGAATTCTAAAAATCTGTATGCTGCTGATTATCCAATCCTTGCCAGAATTATAAAAAACACATATGGACCAATACCAGACTCAACTGATTTAGTCATTGGAACAAACTATGGTATCGTAAATGATTATCCATATAATCCACCAGCGGGAAACATCAATCATAATCCTGCAAAACATGTGGATACTTTTGATTTACCTAATTTAAATCAAGTTGCACTGGTTGATCTAGAATCTTCCAGAATTTTAACTTCCGATTTGCAGGTTATTGGAAATTATTTGAGCAAAAATGGATCAGAAGAAGGAAAACAGGCATTGACTTTAGTTGAGTCTGATGTCGATATTACTTTTGATATCGAACCAAGTGATACTCTTGCTGGAAAGATTACTGGAATTACAATGTCGGATCCAATTTATTTTGATACTATTTACGTTCTTCCTAGAAAACTTGGTATTGACCATACACCATCTCATAACCACCAACCAGCAAGTGATAATGAATTTGATCAATTTATTAGTGTTTTTGCTACTGGTCAGAATGTGATGGAGTTTCAACCAGGAAAAGCAGATGGCGCAACTGGAAACTCTATTACCTCCGTTACTGCTATTGGCAATAAGGGTAGTAGCAGTTCGGCGCATACTTTTAAACCAGGAAAAACTGATATTACTTGGTATGATCCAAATGATAATGGCGCGTCTCTTGTTATCATGGATGAAGATAAGTCATTTGCTAGTACCCTGAATCTAACACCACAAGTTCAATCTAGACAAATTCCAGCAGCAAACAAAATTGAAAATGGTTATACTGATGATGGATCTGCGATTTCAAACATTCAAAAAGATGCTCATACTGGTGCTTTTCCTCCTGCTGGTTATTATGCAGGAAAAAGAAATTATTATAAATCTTCAGATATTCCATCAAATCAAGGTGGTCCTAGTTCTGATATTGCTGACGCACTTTACGATCCAGCAACAGAAAAGCAACCAATCAATACCAATGTTACAAACTCATTTGCAACTACTCTAAACCACCCAAATGAAGAATGGGCGAGTACTGGATTGAAGGCTCACACACATGATTCTATGGAAGTTACAATGCAAAAAGGTGGACTTGGAATTTCTACCACAATGCTTGTAAACAATGTATCCACAGGAACAACTTCTCCAGTTTCAATTGAAACTGCTCTTAGTGTTCAGATAAATCCAAATACGCCTTCGCTATCTATGATATATATTATGAGGGCTTTCTAGATATGGCAGTATTCTATAACAGAGAGAAAGCAAAACATGGAGGTTTGACTGGAACTATTATTTCAGTTCCTGTTCAAATAGCTTCCGATGACCCAGCATCTGCTGCTGCAAAATTTCAGTATCCTGCAGGATATCTTAGATGTGATGGAAGTGTTCTTTCTGCAACAGATTATCCTTTATTGGCAGAAGTTCTTGGTGTTGGGGCTGAGTGTAAATTTAAAAAAGAAGGACAAGCTCTGAATTCAACTCAGTTTCAATTACCTGATTTGAGAAGTAAGCACGTTCGCGCTACAACATCATCAAATATTGGTTTCTATAATGATTTGGAAGTAACTGATGTAAATGATAATACTGTTTATAAATCTGGTGTTGGACTTACAGTACAACAAAATATTGATAGTCCATATGAACTAACTTATAATGGATCATTTTATATTCCTCCTCAGGAACAAGAATTGAAAGGAGAACCAGCTTTTACTGTTGATAGTGGTCCATATACTTTTGAAACGGAAGTTGCTCAAGACAATTTTCAACCACACATGCATAGATCAAGTGTGGTTAGAACTAGGGTAGCTGATGTCAATGGAAATTATTTTTCCAATAACCAGAAAAACTATTCTAAAGAAAAAACATCACTTGATGTTTGCACATGGTGGGCAAATACTAGACAAGAACTTTGTTATTGGCAAATAACTACAGCAGCTGCTGTAGATAATCCAGGAAAAACAGAAAACGCAACATCGTACTATGAGCAATATGGATTGTGTTGGAGTTCTTGTGGTGGTTTTACAACTGCTGGATATTGTTTGTGGCCATCTACAGATACTTGTTCTAATGTAAACAATCAAGTGTGGAATGTTGTCAAATCTATTGACGGGGAATGTAATACACTAACAGGACAACCGACATCTTCTACTACTTTTGGAAATATTTCATATGATCCTACATTCACTCAAGAATGTGTATGTACTCTTACAATTCTTGGAGAATGCCCTGGTGCTTTAAATGGTGGTTCTTTAGCAAATACTCAAAATTCGAGTCAACTTACTAATTACGAAGATAAGAATCTCTCTGTAACTTCATTTGATGATGACTACCAAACTGGATATGCTGCTGTTAGCAACATTATAACTCTTACTGGATTCAAAGGAGATGAAGGAATACACAAACACACTGTAGGGTTTAGTTCCGATGAAGAGCATACCTTTGTGATGAAGACAAGAGCAGGAGAGGCAAATGCGTCACTTGGAATAACATCTACTATTACCATAGATACTAATACCGAACCAAAGGCAGATAAATACATTCAACCATATATTGTAACCGAATACTTAATAAAGGTATAAATGGCTAGTTATAGATCTACATTTGAGAATTTTTATTCGGATAAAACTGGTTTCTATTCTACCATAGGAGCTATTGTACCTGTATTGGTAAATAATTACACAGACAGTAGTAATAGTGAAACTACTGAAAGTGCGGAATATGCACACAATGGATTTTTATACTGTGATGGAGATCAGTATGAAATCAGAGAATATCCATTGTTATATCAACTTATAAAAAATGATTATAATAAATCAACTGAAACATTTTCTAATAATTCCATAGTATTTGATAGTGCTGGTGCTCCAGGCACAATTTACAGAACTTTTATTGATAGTGGAAATCTATATGCTGAAATTTATGATAATGAAAATATTGGAACTGATGGCGGTGTAACTAAAGTTAGATCTGTTCCAAATAAAGCTAATCTGAGATTTGTTGATTCTTTAGGATCTTTTCCAGATGGTGGAATATTTGAAGAAGATGAAGATTATCAACTTGAATATAGTGAAGGTTTTCAGGACTTAGCAACACTCTCTGGCACTCATGTGTTTAGATTTTTAGTTGATGGTGCTGGAGCATCATATGATGTCGTATGGTCTGTATCTATTCCTGCTTTGATTATCAATTCTGATGGTCAATATGTTCTTCCAGACCAATATTATGGTACTGTGCCAATTTATGATCCTGCACAAGATGAGTCAAATCCTGCATTAGGAATTACTCCATCTGAGACTGGTTATGATGAATATGAAGGTGCTTTGAATGATAGTCCTCAAATTTCTTGGGGCATACCAAGCGGTCTGCCAACAGATGTTACCGTAGACAGTTATGAAATTTATCTTGAAAATAGAACTGTTGTTGAAGATCTAGTTCATTGGCATTTGAAAGACATTCCTTCAAGTATCACATTCTTGTCAGCAAATGCAGAACCACCAACTGGATCTAGTTTTGAAAATCCAACTGTATATGATGATGTGAGTGCAGAAGATGATGGAACTAGACCATGGATTAGAAGTAATGGATATGCTGGTCCACAACCAGAAGATGGAACTACCAACATCTATGTTTTGAATGTAATTGCTAATTTATCAAATGGACAAACTTTGGTTGTATCTAAAGAGTTTATTGCTGGCAATAATCCACTAACAACACCAGTGTATGGAGATCCAACATATGAAAATAACCTTACTGTTCAAGGAAGCAGTTCTTCAATAACAAATACTGCTTTTAATGTCACATTTTCTTCTTTAACAACTCATCCCGAAATAAGGATCAAGAAAAATTTTATTTTCTCTGACTATCCTTATTATTTGGGTAAATTTAGAGTTCCTGACTATAGAGATAGAAAGCTTATTGGATATGGTGAGGGAGTAAATGGAGCAGGAACTGCTCTTGTTGGAAATGCTGCAACAATTCAGGTTGGAGATGTTGGTGGGCAGTGGTTTATCAGCACAGATGTTATTGAAGATCCTGATGAGTTTTTTGCAATTAGTGATGTTCTTACTACTGGATATAGTGATGTTCAAACACAAATACAACCATATCTTACTGGTTCAAAAAAATATGTTGTTGGACCAGTAGGTGATTATGCTTTTTCAAAACCAGCTGAGCACCAACATCAATTATTGAATTCGATAGTTTATGAAGGATCAGAAACCACAGTTGGTGGTGTAGATACGTTTGCAGTGAAGTATGAAAACACCAAAGGTTCTGTTATCGACTTTACTCCTGGTGGAGAAAATTCTGATGGACTTGTTTTAGGACATGCTCACGGACTTTTAGGAGAAAAACCAATAAACAACTCGATGGCAACATATGGCAATGTCGAGGGAATTGGAGAAAAGTCCGAAGATACTTCAAATCCTGGATGTTATTTGTATGGGATTACCGAATCTCCTCCCTTAGATACTACTGGTGTTAGTTCTGATGGAACTTACATTACAGTTGTTGCAAATGGAGATCATAATTTAGATGTTGGTGATTGGGTAACAATTACAAACGCTAGCTCATTGAATGGAAGTTATCAAATTATTAGTTTAGGATTTACTGCAACAACATTTAAACTTCAACCAGATCCAGCAATTGCTGCGACAACTCAAAATGGTGCAGTTGTAAAACAAGCAAGTGGTATTTTTGACACAGTAACTGAGACTCCAAATCCAGATGTCTGGGCAGTTGATAGTAATACTGTTATTGGTGGAAAAGAAACAATTGCTTTTGAAGCAGATCAATATGTTCTAGAAGTCGATGAAGAACTAGAATCATCTGGATCTATAAGCATTGGTGCTGATGATGCTGGAGCAAACGCCATGAAATATGAAATTAAGTTATATGCTCCTGGTGGCGGTGGCGGCGGAACAACTGGTAATGGTGGAAATGCTGGCAATGCTAGTGTTACTTTTAGTATAGATGGAGTTAGTTATACAGTTAGTGCTAATGGTGGCAGTGGTGGAACTTCTGGAAACAATGGTGGCGCTGGTGGTGGTGGTGGAACGTATACTATTCCTGCTGCATTATTGACTGATGATAGAGTTGATATTTCTTACGATGAAAATGGACCAGATGGGACAGATGGTGGATCTGACGATGGAAGCACACCAGCTGGAGGAACTCAAAATGGTGGTCCAGAAGCAACTTCTGGAAATGGTGGAAATGGTGGATATAATACAACACCAATATCAGGAGATTTTAGTGCAACTTTTACCTCAGATGGATCGTATAACGCTGCAAACGATACACAGCTTCCTACAATTAGTGGATCACAAGCTACTATTGATAGTGTAAAACTTGATATATCTGGTGGTGGTGGTGGAAATGGTAACTCTAATTCAAATAATAACTGTAGTGTATCGGGCGGTACTGGATCACCAGGAAGACGTGTAGTTGGCACTACTAATGGTACATCTTTCGATTTTGAAATTGGAAGTAAAGGTGGAAATGGTTTCAACAATGTTTCTAACAATTCTTCAGAAGAAACAAACACTAGTGTTGGAAGTGGACCAGCAAATGGTGGAAATGGTGGACGTGGTGCATGGTATAATGCAGGAACTGGTGGCGCTGGTGGTGGTGCTACTGGTGTAAAGAATAGTGTTGGTTGGATTCTTGGAGCAGGTGGCGGTGGCGGCGGTGGCGGCACTGGTGGCAACGGTAATAATAGTGATGGTTGTTCTCCTGGTAACAATGGTAAAGCTCCAGCTGGAAATGTTGTAAGCACCAATAATGTTGCTCCCTATACTGGCAACGCTGGTGGTACTGGTGGATGTACTGCTGGTGGTGGCGGCGGCGGTGGCGGCGGATGGAATGATGAAGCTGTTGGCGGAGGTTCTGGATCTGCTGACGGTGGTGCTGCTGGCGAACCACACCCCAGTGGAACTACTGGTGGTGGAGGAGGTGGACGAACTGGCGGTTCTGCATATAATTCAACTTATGTGAGTGCTGTTACTGAGTCTACAGGATCATCTAGCGGTGGATATGTTAAATTTACTGTAAACTACAGTGGAACTCAAATCAACAACTCTGGCGGCGGTGGAGGTGCAGGTGGTGCAGTAGTAATAACACTTACTGGAACTAAAGATGATATTGGATCATTTGCAACTGCTGTAACAGCAAGTTTGGGAGATCCTGGAAGTGCTGGTTCTGGTGGTGGTAATGCTGGCAATGCTGGTTATATTCAAGTTAGAGTATTTTCTATTGATCCTGGAGAAGCAGAAGTAGTTGGCATCTCAACACCTGCTGGTAGAGTATGGGAAACCGAAGGATTCCCTACAAACACCGCGACAGGTGCTGGTTCTACCACTGGTGGTGCTATTTGGCATTCTTCTAGTGATGATGTAAATGTGAAACAATCTTCTACAGGAACATTTGCAAATGCAACAACATTATCACCAGTATCCAATAGGTTTATTGAGTTTGCTGGATCTGGTAATCGTTTCTTGCAACTTGGACCTTTGAATTTATCTGCAGCAGAGGAATTATATTTTACTGTTATTAAAGGTAATGGATCTAATGGTGGTGATGCTCCAGAAGAGCCTTTAGAATTGTACTACAAAACATCTGTAGATTCTACATCGGAAAATCTTATTCAAAATATTGCTGCTGCTTCTGTTTCAGCATCTGGATGGGTAAATTATAAAATTGAGTTGGACGAAGATAGTCCAGCAAGAAAAAATAATGTCTACCTAGTTATTAGGCAAACTAGAGCAGCGGGGAGTAATGATAATGATGATACAAATGAAAAAAATCTAGATAAATGGGGATTAGCACAATTCGCTGTGGTATATGGAGAAGTGTCAAAACAAGTATTCACGCCATCATTGAATGCATCTATACCTGGAAATGATGATGATGGTGATTGTGGACCTGATGTTGGTATTGATTATGTGCGTAGAACAGTTACTGCGGCAAAAAGTAATATTACTTTTACTGACGGAACATTCCAACTATCTACATCTACTCCAATTTCTGTGACAGGAACAGCATCAGTTGTTGATCCAATTCCTTTGATAACTAGATATCATAGAGCAAAGTATCTCATCAAAGCTTTCTAAAATAAATAGTCTTTGTAAAAGATAGATAGTCATGGCAAACAGAGTATCAAAAAATGTTGAATTGTATATCAATGCTCCTGAGCGTGTGATTCAGTACAAAAGCGTACAAAAGCAAATCACTGATGATTATTGGGACACTTCTATTGCTCCTGTTCTTTATCCATTCTGGGATAATCCCAAAGATAAATTAGAGATATTTGCATATAGACATGACGATAGTTTTTTAATTCAAAGAAGTAAGTACAAGAGAAATTTCAAAACTGGAATATCCTCTTGGGTTTCTTATGATTTTGATCCATCGGCAGCAGAACCAAATGTTGTGGTGCAATTCAAAAATGATATAATTGATAAGTTTTTAGAATACAAAGGAACAACAGAAAAAACTTATCAAGATGCAATCGCACAAGAATACTCTAGAACAAATACTCTTACTTGGAAGCACATAAACGTAGTCCGAAAGTTTTTACTACAAGATTCTGATTTTATTTTCTGTTCTGATTATGAAATTGATGAGGAAAGAAAGAATCTTTGGAGACAATATAGACAATATATTAGAGACATTCCAGGTTTGCAATCTGTAGATTCTCCATATGACATTGTTTTCCCAATTACTCCTGATGAATATTTAAAGAGGAAAGAATTATACATCGAACCAGAAGTTGTTGAAAAACTTGGCGATCAGGGAATCAATGATCCTTTTTTGACCAGTTCATATCATTTTTGGAAGATGACCTCAAACACTCTTTCTACATTTGCACAGAGAATGAGTTTCTATATTGCTTCTAGAACAATTACATCTGATAATAATTCTGAAAATCGTGTTTTGGTTAGCAATTTTATCACCAAGTTTACTGCTAACCCTGATGTACAATCTGCACGAATTAAACTTGAAAATGATAAGGTGAATAGAGACTTTATTGATGATCTATTAAATAAAATTGAAACAGGAGAATTATAATGTTAGTATTCATGGAATCACAGAGACTATATGAAGTGGTCTCGTTCTATTCAAAAAACACGGAAAAATATATTTTGGTTGTCAATACTGAAAGATTCTCGCATCTTCCAGATGAGAAGAAACAGCAAGTGAAAGAATTTTATGCTGATATCCTTCCAGAGGACGAGTTGGGTGAAATATTTGCTGAACAGTATAGATTTTATGAGTTTCCTTCTCAAACTGTGGCGATAGAAACTGCTACCGATTGGTTTCCAAGAAATTTAGATTTAGATGATCAGGACTACTTTGTTGAGTGTTATGTAATTACTCCAAAGGGAGGAATTCCTTACACAAATAAAGTTACTCCAAGACCAGAGGGTTGACAGGGGGTTGACTCCTGTGCTATGGTGGCAAGACACTTGTGAAACAGCATGAAAGTCCCCGCACAATATGAACTGACGCATCTGCAACTGCAAGCGATGCTCCGTGATCACAATATCCCAGAAAGCGAAGTAAAGTATCTGGGTGAATTTGAATACACTGCTGAATATAATGCACACCCAGAATACCATGGTTATATGATGCATTGGTATCGTATTGGTGGAGAACATGAAGTTCCCGTATGTGACATCGCATCCATCGATCGAACTGACGAGGACAATTGAACAAGTGTCACAGGGGGTCGCAAGACCCCTTTCTCATGCCCTATACTATTCTCATCAACAGCGCACCACATGACCCTGACCCTTCGCCCTCACC